GGGATCCAGATTATTAAGGGCTGGATTGACGGAATACTCAGCACCGGAAAGAGCTTGTGGAACGCTATAAAAAGCCTATTCACGGGCGGAGAGGTTGACATCCCGGACACTTCCAGCCAGAGCGCGGCTGTTGTGAACAGCTACGCATCCGGAATAAACAGCAACGCCGGAACGGTAACGGCAGCAGCGAACAGCATGGCAACAAACGCTTTCAGCAGCATGGAAACAACGGGAGCAACGACAGCGGGAGCGCAGGCCGGTCAGGCATTTTCTACCGGCTTAACGGACAGCCTCGCGGCGGCGCCTATCAATACCGGGGCGCTTACGGTTGATACTTCCGCATTTACCACTACCATGACGACAGCCGGAACCCAGGGAGCGACAGCAATCGGAACCGGGATGACCGGAAACAGCCAGGCAGTAACCCAGGCGGCAACGACCATGGGGACAGACATAAACACCGCTTTAGACAGCGGATGGCAAAAGGCCAACACAAACGCGCAGACGGCAATGCAGCGCCTTGCAACGACCGTAACGGACGCGGCCCGCTCCGCAGCGAGCGCGGTAAAAGCAGCATTTGAGAATATGACCATAACGATCCCGAAGCCAAGAATACCGGTTATAAGCGTTTCAACGAACTCGGTATCCTACGGGGACGGCGGAAGCGTAAGCGTACCGCAGTTTTCCGTAAATTGGAACGCGCTGGGCGGCATTATAGACCAGCCGACCATATTTAACACGTCCGCAGGAATGCAGGGCGTAGGCGAAGCGGGGCCGGAGGCAATTCTGCCACTTGATACATTATGGGCGAAGATGAAGGAGATCTTAAACGAGGCCATCGCGGCCAGCGGCGGAGCTTCCCTTATTGACGCCTTTATCGAAAAGCTGAAGGGCATAGGAACCGGAGGCGGCGGCCAGGGTACGCCGGAGCTTGCAGGAGCAGGCGGCCCGACAATTCAGTACAGCCCGGTCTACAACCTTTACGGGAGCGCCGGGAAGGACGAGATCGCGGAGGCCGACAAGTTGAGCCAGGCAGAATTTAACAAGCTGATGAAGCAATACGAGAGAGATCAGCAGAGGCGGAAATTATAGGAGGTGGCAAAGTTGGCAGCAACATATACCACGATACAAGGGGAAACCTGGGACCAGATAGCCTATAAGGTATACGGCGGCGAGGAATACGCCGCCTTCCTTATGGCGAACAACTACCCTTTTTTGGATATTCTTGTATTTTCAGCGGGAACCGTTCTTAATACTCCAGGCTTGCCGGAGGAAGAGGACGGGGAGCTGCCTCCGTGGAGGCTCGGAGCAGAGGACGACGGGGACGACGACGAGCCGGACCCTTACGACGATTTTAACGACGAGGACGAAGCGGAGGACGACGAATGACAAAAGAAACACCCAGGCAGGCGAGCGTAAACGTAACATACCAAAAAAAAGTAAAATCCAAAAAGGCGGGCGGGGCAAAGAAGCGCCCCGCGTCCGTCATGGCGGAGTACAACGAAGGCTTTTCTTATACCGATCCGGCATCCGGAGAAAGCGACACTATAAGCATAACCTTAACAAATATAGACTTGCGCTGGGCAAACAAGTGGATGCCCAAAAAAGGCGACAAGTTGACAGCTAAAATCATTGAAAAGAGCTGGGACAAGCAGGGGAAAAAGAAAACTTTCTATTGCGGCAAGTTCTGCCTTGACGATTTGAGCTACGACGGCCCGGAGTGTACCTGCACGATTGGCGGGCTTTCCGTCCCGGAAGGTAACGCTTTCAGAAGCACCGGCAGGAGTAAGACCTGGAAGAAAGCGACGCTTAAGGAAGTGGGTACAGAAATAGCTAAAAAGTACCACCTTAAGCTGCACTATACCGGCGGGACAATTAAGCTCGGAACCATAGAGCAGAGCAACGAACCCGACAGCAGCTTTTTAAAAAAGGTTTGCGAAGATTACGGGATGGCCATAAAAATCTATAGCGGGAAAATTGTTATTTACGATAAGGGCGCCTTTGAGGCGAGAAAGCCCGTTGCAACCTTGAAGCCCGTAGACCTGCAGGACTGGCACTACAACACCACCCTGGTCGGGACGTATACGGGCGCCCGCATAAAGTACACTTCCGGCAAAGACGACAAGGAGATGAAATGCGTTGTCGGCAGCGGGAAGCGCATACTTAACATTAACGAGAAGGTCGAGAGCTTGCAGGAGGCGCAGCTTAAAGCCTGCGCCAAAGTAAACGCCGAGAACGAAAAGGCCGTAACGATGAGCGTTACCATCATGGCGAACAACCGGATCGCAGCGGGAAGCACGATACGGATAAAAGGGCTTTACGAGCTTTCCGGGAAATACTTTGTTGACAAGGTAACGCACAACATAGGGCCGGACGCAGCATACACCATGAGCCTGGAATTGCACCGCTGCCAGAAGCGCATAACAAAAGCTACGGTTATGAAGGAATACCAGGGGCAGAAAAAGGCAGTTGCTACAAAGAAGGCAACCGCGCCGCCAGCAGCAACGGAAGCGCTCGCCGTGGGCGATAAGGTTATTGTAAACGGCCCGGCATATTGGGGCGGAAACGGCGGCAAGGCGAACCAGTGCAGCAACATGACGATGTACATTACGCAGATTTTAGGAGGCGGCTATAAATACCAGTACGGCGTGGCAAAGCGTAAGGGCGGGACCCGGTACGGCTGGTGCGATAAAGGCAGCCTTAAGAAAGCATAAGGAGGCGGGAGGCATTGAGCGACGGAGGAAACAGAATCGGAACCGTAAGCAGCGTAGACGCGGACACGGGAATGGTAAGCGTTGTCTTTGAGGACCGGGACGGCGAGGTCACGGAGCTACTACCCTACGCCACCTTTAACGAAGAATATAAGCTGCCGCAGTTGGGCGCGAAGGTTGTCGTTATTCACTTGAGCAACGGCGGGGAGATGGGGATCATCTTAGGGACCTATTGGAACGAATACAACGCAGCAGGGAACCCCGGAACCTTCCATAAGGACCTGGGCGGCGGCGCCTATATAAATTACAAAGATGGCGTATTGACGCTGGCGTCGGAGCATACCGTCATAGCTTCTTTAGACGGCAGCGAAACACACCAGGGCGCAGACGTTGAAACAATTCTTCTGAAGCTACACGACCACGAAAAGAGGATCGCAGCTTTAGAGAAGGCCGTAGGAGTAGGGAAGGGGGTAGCTGAATGGCCATAGGACACATCGGGAAAACGGTTGTATTTGAAACCAGCGACCGGAAAATCCTTAACTTTACAAAGATGCAGCGAACCGTAAAGGGGCGCTGGGCTTCCCATTCCCGCATAGGCAAGAAGCCGAAAAAACAGTTTTTAGGCCCGGACGCCGATCAATTAACTTTCAGCATTACGCTGAACGCAGAACACGGAGTGCGGCCACGAAAGACCATAGAAAACATAGAGAAGCTGATCCGGACGGGGAAGCCCCAGACCGTAGTTATTGGCAGCAAAAAAGTCGGTTCCAACAAATACGCCATAACGGAGATCAGCGAGAGCTGGGAAACCATTCTAAACAAGGGCGAGGTCGTAAAAATCACTTGCGACATTACCCTGGAGGAATACTTATAAGGGGAAGGAGGCGGCCAGATGTTCAACGCACCGGAGGTGGCTATAATTGGCTTCGACTACCTTAACGCGACGGAGCTGGAGGAAATGCAAAGAAACCTTGATTTACTTTACAGCACCAGGGCTGGCACTTGCCCAGGCGACCGTAATTTTGGTTTGGAGCAGACCTTTGAGAGCTGCCCGACCAACGTGGCGCAAAATCTTTTTGCATTGGAAGTAATAGAGAAAACGGAGATATACGAAAATAAGGCGGAAGTATTAAGCATTGAGTACACGCAGGCTGAGGACGGAAACCTGACTCCGAAAATAACCATCGGCCAAAAGGAGCCGGACGACACCGACGAGGACGCCGACACCGACGCAGAAAACCAGGAATAAGGGAGGTGGTAGACATTGTCGGACATTCTTAACACAATAGATAATTTACCGGATATCAGCTTTATAGACGGGCTTACTTTGGAGGACTTGCAGAGCCAGATGTTAAGCGACTTCATGGAGAAGTACCAGGAGGTCACCGGGAAGAAAATACAGCTTTCAAAATCGGACCCGAACCGCATTATTATGCTTTCTTGCGCTCAAATAATTTACCAGGGCTTGCAGAACGTAGACAAGGCGGGCAAGATGAATTTTCTTAAATACGCCTACGACGACTACCTGGAGAATATGGGGGCTCTTAAGAAGGTAACGAGGAACCCGGCGAAGTTCGCGCAGGTTCCGGTCAAGTTCACGCTTTCCGGGAAAAGGGAGGCGGCCACCAGCATCCCCCAGGGGACCAGGGTAACGGCGGCCTACGAGGTTTACTTTGCTACGATTGAGTACGCGGAGATCCCGGCAGGGGAAACGGAAATAACAGTTATGACGGAATGCACCGAGGCCGGGACGATTGGAAACGACTTTGCAGCCGGAGAGCTTACGACGCTGGTGGACCCTATAGGCTTTATTTCAAAAGTATCCAACACGGAGAAAAGCACCGGAGGGACAGAGGTGGAGTCCGACCAGAACATGGCAGAAAGAATTTACCTTGCACCTTCCAGCTATTCAACCGCAGGACCGGACGACGCCTATGAGTACTGGGTAAAGGACAGCAACCCGAACATAGGGGATGTTAAAATAACCAGCCCGACACCCGGCGTCGTAGATATACGCTTTGTTATGACAGACGGGACGGTCCCGGACGATACCACAATAGCAGCGACTACGGCAGCAGTAACCCAGAGAGGGAAGCGCCCGCTTACGGACCATGTACAAGTAAAGAAGCCGGAAATTGAGGAATACAGCATAGACGTGACATATTACATTAACACCAGCGACAGCAACGCGGCCACGGCCATCCAGGCGCAGGTGGAAAGCGCCGTAGAAAAGTATAAGTTATGGCAGGCTTCCAAAGTTGGCCGGGACATTAACCCGGACGAGCTGGTCGCCAACATAAACGACGCAGGAGCCAAAAGGGCGGTCGTAAGGGCGCCGGTCTTCCGCGTTATAGGCGAAACGGCGAAGGCCCAGTGTACCGGCGTAAACGTAATTTACGGAGGGCTTGAAGATGATTAGTTACTACGACGGGCAAATAACAGACATTCTGCCCGGAAACATAACCAAAAAGCCGGAAGTAAAGGCGTTAAGCTACGCCCTGCAGCAAGCCTGCCGCCTTCTTTACCGATACAGCAGGCGCTTATATATTTATACAAGTTTGGACGAGCAGCCGGAGGAAGTTATAGACCTTCTGGCTTCGGAGCTTCGCACCCAGTATTACCGGAGTACCCTGGACCTTGACACGAAGCGGCGGCTTGTAAAAAATACGCTTATTTGGTATATGAGCGCAGGAACCCCGGAGGCCGTAGAGGAACTCGTAGCGGTTGTTTTCGGGGAGGGCGAAGTAAAAGAGTGGTACGAGTACAGCGACGATCCTTATTACTTCAAAATTGCCACCAACGCAATATTAACGCCGGAGATGAACGACTTTTTTTCAATCATGATACGGCGGGTAAAGAATACCCGGTCACACCTTCGGGCGATTGACATCCACCGGACCATAGATCAAGAGCTTTTCGCAGGCGTAGGACAATTCCCGAACTACCGGCCCCCTGCAGTCATTGACGGCTACAGCGTAGACCGGAGGGCGGAGCAGATCATACACGCCGGAGCAGCTACGCGCCAGGAGAACCGCCCTGCTGCCATTTTGGACGGCTTTAAGGTTGAGGGTAAGGAAATCACCGGCGAAGTATTCACGGGCGCAGCAGGAGCCACCAGGACGCGCCAGGCGGCCATTGTGGACGGTTTTAGCTTCGAGGGTAAGCAAGTCATAGGGGAAGCGTATATAGGCGGCGCTGTGGCGGCCACAGAGCGCCAGGCGGCCATTATAGAAGGTTTGGAGGAACACGCGGAACCGGTAGAGGCCCAGGCACACGCAGGAGCTGCAGCAGGCCCAGGAGCGCCACAGAAACCGGCAGCAGTACGGGAAGGCTTAAGCACCCAGGGACAGACCGTAATAGGGACTATTTCAGCCGGATCGGCGGCTGGTAGTAAATACAAAAATATTGTAAGAGAATAGGAGGAAACAAGATGCCACAGCCATTTAACAACGCAGTCATGACCAACGCGGGGGCGCGGCTTCTTACCAGGGCGCAGGCCGGGGAAATTAAAATAGAGTTTACCCGGATCGCCACCGGAAACGGAAGCTACACCGCAGCGGAAAAAACGCTGGATGCCTTGCAGAAGCGCACGGCCTTAAAATCGCTTAAGAATAGCTATCCCCTTTCGGATATTGACATATTCAGCGATTACAGCGTGAAGGTAACGGCGCTCATCACGAACCAGGACCCCGTAACGGGGCAGACGCTTGTAAACGCCGGGTATTACATTAACGAGATGGGCCTGTACGCCAAAGTAAAGGACGGCGCAGCCAGCACGGAAGTCCTTTACAGCATCACCACCACAGCCGGGGACAACGGCGACTTTATGCCGCCCTATAACGGATATAACCCGGCGCAGATCACGCAGGACTATTTTGCAACCGTAAACAACAGCGCAGAGGTTACAATCGTCAGCACCGGAGCCGCCCTGCTTGCGGAGGACGCAAACAAAATAAAGGACGACACCACGCACCAGAAATATAAGCTGGGGATTGATAACGGACTGATCTATATTCAGGAGGTAGACGAGTAATGGCAGGAGAAAAGATTTATATTGCAGACAAGGAAACCTTAGACAAGGTTTACAACATTTTGGCATCCGATCCGGTATACGGCTTTATTGAGCATAACGACATCTTAAGCCCTTCCGCCCGGATTGAGTACATCGGGCTTAATAAGAACTATTCCCCGCTTGTAAGAAACAAGGACACCGGAGGCATGGCTCTGAACAGTTGGGCGGACTTCCCGGTCATTAAAGCAAACAAGCCTTACATGGTTCGGGCAGACGGCACGCCGGATTACAGGCTCAAGGAAACGGACTACACCCAGAGGGAGGACGGCGGCTCTTCCGACGTTGCAAACAGCAGCTACAACGGCGGCGCCTTTTCCTGGCTTATGAAGGTTTATAAGAACGAGGAAATGGTCGGCAACGACAGGATCGTGCGCTTTTCCCTTACCGCCCGCGACGGCTACGAGCCGGTGGGCTTTATTGACCCCAGCAATAAGGAGCTGGAGGGCGTATGGCTGCCCATGTTCTACGGTTCCATTTTGGGAGCGGACGGAACCACTCCGAAGATGGTAAGCCTTGCAAACTTGCAGCCGACCTATAACAACACCACAGCCCAGGAAAAGACGGCTATTACTAATTTCAGCAGCCGGGCGGCGTTCCTGGGCGGGCCGATTGTAGAAACCATTACCGACCTTTTGATCATGTTTGCAAAGACCACGAACCTGCAGGAAGCCTATGGGTACGGAAACTGCAGCGGCTACGACGCCAGCCAGTCCCCGACCTACGGAGTAAAGCGGAACGCCGTAGTGGGAGGCGGGCAGTTCTACGGAACCGACGATAAGCTGAGCTTAAACAAGATTTTCCACAGCATAGTCCTGGGAAGCTACCAGCAGTGGATGCGCGCCCCTTACGAAGTAGTTGTAAACGGGCGCGTGAAAGTAAGCAAAAACTATACCTACGACCCGACCGGGGCGGCATATACAGACACCGGGATCACCGTACCGGATAACAAGACCTGGGACACGAACCACAACGCCATGGACTACCCGGCCCATTTCAGAACCGTGCCGGGGTACGGCAGTATCCCGGCTTTAGGAATGGACGGAGGGAGCAGCGCGACCGGAGGCTGTGACGGGCTTTGGAGAAAAGACCCGAAGCAGACATTTACGGGCGTCTGCCGACGGTTCGGGGCTTGCGACGCTGGGCTTTATTGCGGCGTGCGGGCGCGGAATTGGGACGCCGGTGCCACGCATGCGGCCTGGCGCATCGGCGCCGCCGATCTTCTTTTACCACCTGTCGGCGTAGCCGTTTAGGGGGTCTGGGGGTGCGAAGCAATTCCCCCAGGAGATACCGGAGCTTTGAAGCAGCGTAAATTATAAACAACAAAATATAAGGGGATAGGGGCGGCGCCACCTGGGGGCGTCTGCCGACGGTTCGGGAATTGCAACAATGGGCTTAATTGCGGCTTGCGGGCGCGGAATTGGAACAACAGTGCCACGAATGCGAACTGGAACATCGGCGCCGCCTTTTTTCTATTCATACGGTTCATTAACTTAAAGCCGCCCCTATTCCTACACCCCTGGGCGTTGAAATACGTCTTAACCGCCATTATTGGAAGGGTAAGTGGTAAATTAACTTGATACAGGGCGCACGGTAAAGCGGTCGCACCTGCCGTGCGTAGAGGATAGAAGAAAAAATATTCTTATAGGAGTATTGTTTATGCGGAGGAAAGAGCTGTGGCGGAAAGTAGAAAAAGCCGCACCAGAAAGAGGCGTTAAACAGTACAAATATTTGTATCGCCGTATGCTTGACGAAAACATAATAAGAAAAGCATACAAGAAGCTGCGGAAGGGCAAAACGAAGCGAATAGAGATACAGAAAATAGACGCCGATCTTGATAACGAAGTCGCCGCCATGCGGCGCATGATAGAGAACACGAAGCCGCCAGACGTTCCAGTGGAACACCCGGAGCTGGCATATAAGCCGAAAAGCGCACACCGAAAATTATTAAGGAGAAGGGCAAGATCCGGAAGATATTTATGCCGGAGATACACGAGCAGTGGCTACACCATATAATCGTCCTTATTTTGGAGCCGATTATAACGGCCACGGCTTACCCATATTCCTGCGGCAGTTTTCCGAAGCGGGGCGCACACTACGGCAAGAAACGGCTTATAAAAATTATCCAGGGCGGAAAGAATATCCGTAACTTTGCAAAGATTGACATCCGCCATTTTTACGACAGCATACGGCTGGACGTTCTTATGCGGGAGCTTCGCATAAGAATAAAAGACGAGCTTTTTCTATACATTGTGGAGCTTTGCTTACAAGGTTTTAAAAAGGGAATACCGCTGGGCTTCTACATTTCCCAGTGGCTCGCTAATTATTTGTTGGAGCCTTTAGATCACTTCATAACGGACAAGCTGGGAATACCGAACCTTATCCGCTATATGGATGATATTGTTTTAGGACACGACAACAAAAAGAAGTTGCACCAGGCAATAGTAGAAATTAAGAAATTCATAGGGCGGAGGTTCCGGCTGAAGCTGAAGCGGAACTACCAGGTCTTTAAGTTCAACTACCAGAAAAAGAACGGGAAGGTCGTAGGGCGCGTTATTGATTTTATGGGCTTTCTTTTCTTCCGTAACCGGACAACGATGCGGAAAGCTATTATGCTTTCAGCCACTAGGCTGGCCAGCAAGCTACACGCAGCGAAGGAAGCCGGGAGGGGATATTTTAAGAAGCACTTAGAAGCAATGTTAAGCTATATGGGCTGGTTCAGTTGTACGGACACTTACGACGCATACCAGGACTATATAAAGCCTTACATAAAAGTAAGACAGCTTAAGAAAATTATTTCAAAATTGACAAGGAGGGCAAACAAACATGAAGCAGTGGACACAGGAAAGAAGCGCAAGCCGGCCGGCAGAGTTGCAGCTTGTGGCGCCTGATACTTACATTCAGCGCCGGAACATTCAGCCGGAGGAACACGAAGCCACGGAGCAGGCGGCAGCCTATACGGACTTCGTATGCGAGAGCCGGGAGATCAGCATCGGAGAGTACGAGATGCTTAAGAGCATAGAGGAAATCCGGACGGACGAGGCAGTGAGCGCAGCTATTGACGAGTACACGATGCAGCTTATGGAAGGAGGGCTTTTATAATGGCTTCGATTTTAGTAACCAGCCTTAAGAGGCTTTACACAGCAGGCAGAGTCACCAAGGAACAGATCGGGGAGCGGGTAGAGAAGGGAACCATCACCGAAGCCGATTACCAGGAGATCACGGGGGAGGCTTATGGGGAATAGAGAACTTGACCCGCTTAAGATAGTAGAACAGCAGAACGCCATTATCCGGATCCAGTCCGGCGTGATTGACGAGCTTTTTATACTTCTTATGCAGCACATAAGCGCAGACGAAGCGGACGCGCTGCCGTGTATTGATAGAATCAACCAGGCGGCGCAGATACGAGCCGGAATCGGCTTAGACTAATATTTCTACACCAAAAGGCAAAAAGCCCAGGAAACGGCGCACAGGGCGCCGTGGAAGGGGCTTATTTTATTGCAGGAAGGGAGGGAAACAAGTGTGACAGAGGTTATATGTACGGCTATTACGGCGGCCGCCGCAATTTTATGCGCTTACATAGCACATAAAAACGAGAAGCGAGCGAAGCACGAGGACGAGATGGCGGAGCAGCGGGCCAAAGAAGGACGGCTCCAGCTTAAGATGTCGGAGGCAAACAACAAGCTAACAATAGGAGTTGCTATGGCATTAAAGACAGGCCACGCAAACGGGGAAATCGAGGCAGGTCTAAAAGCAGTTGAGGACGCGCAAAACGACTATAGGCTGTTTTTGGAAGGCCTGGCACTTGACGAGCTGAAGAAGTAGAGCAACCGCGCCGGAAGGTTGGGAAACCCCGGCGCAAAAAATAAAAAAACCTTAAAGGAGGGTAACACCATGAAACAGATTAACTGGGTAAAGAAACTTACAAGCCGGAAACTTTGGACTGCAGTAGCTTCCTTCGTTTCCATGATGATCGTAGCCACCGGGGGGACGCAGAATACGGCCGCCCAGGTAACGGCGCTTATTATGGCCGGGGCTTCCGTTGTAGCCTACATTATCGGCGAGGGCTTGACCGACGCGGCAAACATTGAGGCTGAGGACCCGGAGCAGAGCGACGGAGAATAGGAGGCAGATAATGGGCATTGTTTGGGGAGGCGTAGAGCGTGAGCTTTACGCCTTTTTCAGTAGCAAGGGACTTTGTAACAACGGTATTTTCGGGCTGTTCGGCAACCTTTACGCAGAAAGCGGCATGAAGCCAGGCAATCTGCAGAACAGCAGCGAAAAGAAGCTGGAGCTTACGGACGAGGCATACACGGCAGCAGTTGACAACGGAAGCTATAAGAACTTCGTACACGACTCCGCCGGGTACGGTTTGGCGCAGTGGACGTATTGGAGCCGGAAAGAGGCTATGCTTGCTTTCCACAAGGCGAAGGGCGTATCCATTGGCGACGCATTGACGCAGGCGGAATTTTTGTATAAGGAGCTTTCCGAG